AGAAGAACTTCCCTGACGGGCATCCAGATAGATTCTCACCCACTGTTCTCTGTCTTTCGGATAATTGATACAATCTGCATCCGCAGACTGCAGAAGACCGGAAGATGTACGCTTTATTGCCCCTCCTGTAATCTCTATTCTTTCGCCATCGCGCCAAGTGTCAGGATCGACAACTGTCATATAGTATGCCGCACTGTATCCTCTGTCCCACCTCATGACAGCTGCCCCCTTGCCTGTGACTCAAGCCAATCTGCGTAACTCAACCCATCCAGTTCTTCAGGATCGACACGGGTAATCTTTAGGGAAAATTCAGCGACCATACCGCGATTTTTCTGTGGATAGTTTTCTGTCACCTGTACGTCCGCTGTATAGCTTGAACCATCCTTTGTCCGTACATGACAGATGCCTGGATGCACTGCAAGCCTTCGCATAGCCTCTATCGTGTCCTGATCTGTCAGTGTCAGAGCTTTTGCCCCAATACTGGCAGACCGGCTGACGGCAGGATTCCAGTCACCCTGTATAGAGCCGCCAAGATACCTTGTCTCCTGAAAATCCTTTTCCCACGAACTGGACAGGTCGATGTTCCTTGTCAGGATGATCTGTCCACCATCAAAATCAATGATGTTGTAGTCATCATCTTCGATAGTTTCATAAATGTCTGTCCACGCCAGCATACCGTCTTCTGTAATATAATCGCCATTTTTTGTGCGGAACACGAACCGATAACCGCCAAACTCTCCGATTGCTGGATATGGATCAACGTATTTTTCTCCAAATTCCGCACCCTGATAAACCAATACAGGCTTATCAACAGACAGTCTGTAGATATCGCACACATCCCCTGCCATAAGTCCTGTAGAGGGCGCTATTGGCTTCAAAACAGCCGCCAATGCATTATTATCAATAATGACAGTTCCGTTCGGAATCAGTGCCTGATGAACCCAGTGAACCTCAAATTCCAGAGATGCTGTTGCAGACTGTCCAAGGGAATCTTTGACAGTGGCAACAATTCTGTAAGACGCACCATCATCCAAACGGCCTATCAGATCGTCATTATCAATAGTGATACTTGCACTGCCTACCTGCTGATGTGCATAAATCGTTTCCCTGTCGTATCCGTCAAGCTCTGATTCGTCAGGTCTATAGATGTGATAAGACCCGGCACGCTCGATATTCAGGATTACAGTTCCGTTTGTCCCTGCACCTGTTACCATTACGGAAAGCGGCATAGTTGTCAGTGACAAAGCGGTTCTTGAAAATCCGTCTATCGTGATTGTTTTATTGACAAGGGAAGTATTCGTGATCGCCGCCGTGACAGGCTCTGCAATATCCACATAAACAACACTGCTCCAATCATCCGACTGCTGACCGGAACCGGATGCTACACGGACTGCCAGACCATGCCTTGTACCTGTCGCCCATCCAAGATCGGCAACATTCAGCAGCACATGCTGTGCAGTCTCTGTATGTGCTACCTCCACATATCTGGTACTACCTCCGCTTGTAACCACCTCAGCCAACACGGCATTTGACTGCGGCGTTCCATCGCTTGTGGAATACCCCCATCTTGCAGTAACTGTCCCATCAGTAGTAGAAATATATTTGTCCAGTTCCAAGAATGGGATTGTAGGAGCGGATGCAAGATTGATAGGTGCGATCTGAGAGTATCGGCTGTAAGTATTGGTGTCCCCTTCAATCTTTACGAGCCGCACCCTGATGTACCATACCTTTCCTGTTTCAAGACCTGCAATCGTCCAATAGGATGAATGTGTATTATCCACAAGAAATGTTGACGGTTCGTCTGTGGACTCCCATGCGTCTTCATGGTCAGCCCAGGACAGCTCTGCCGCATTTGCAGCATCCCAGTCCCAGTTCCATGTGACCATGACATTGCCGGGAATGTCTGTCATAGAAGCAGTTACATTGGATGGAGCTTCCGGCACCGCCCCGCCACTGCCTTGTATATCAGACACCATTTTTTCAACCAACGCATAGTTAGACACGCCATCTGCCCTTGTGGTCTGTCTATAGCTCCCGACAACGGCCTTTACAAAGAACTTTATGTTCTCATTTCCCCAGTTTGGACACTGCACAGTAATCTGCGACTGTCCGTGCGGAATAATCCCAATACAGAACATTGGCGTATTTGTGGATTGATAATAGACAGCCAAGAAGGAATCCGGCACCGCAGACGCATTTGTGGCGGTAATGCTTGCCCTGTGCGTGGAATCATTCGTTGACACATTCAGACCAGTCGGTGTTGCCAACTTCCCAACCTTAGCCAGTGTCGCTACACCCTGAGTAACTCTGCTGTCGTGCGAGTTATTAACACGGACAAACATACATTCGTCTATGCCGGGTGCATCATCCACACTGACTATTGATAAGTCTTTACCAGATGTATCTGCAGACACGCTTATATCATGCCATCCAGAAGCACCTGGCGGACACTTTAAGTCCGCAATAGGAGTTATGTTCAGATATTGAACTGTCGTATTATCAATCGGCTGTGAATAAGTGGCGTCAGCAGTCCAAGAGACTTCCACGTTCGTGCCACCTGCATTTGTAGCAACACCTTTGACGCTCTGAACAACAGCCTGTTTCGGGGAGGCAAATACATTTTTGATATATTGCCATCCTCTAGTGCCTGCTATACCGACTGACCTGCACCTAAACCATCTGGTGTAATTTCCACTTCCGACAACGGAAGTATTTTCAGCCGGTGCGTCCCATGTTCCACTGGGCTGTGCAGATGACCCGTTTGCCCAACCAAGAGTGCCTGATTTGAACTGAGCGTCAAGCTGTGCGCCATTGGCAACATTAGAATCCTTCACGAGAATAGACTGCCACTCTATCCCAGTAAACCATGTCGGCTTTGTATTTTCTGTATCTGCTACACTCCATGAATACGTGCATTTATTCCACTGAGTATTCGACAGATTTTTTGTCAATGTCGGTGCTTTCGGCGCTTCGATTGTGTATATCTTTTCAGCCCAGTCAGAAACTGACGGATTGATTATTTTTGAGGTAAGACCCTTTTTCTTTTTTGTACCTTCTACATAAGAAGCTCTGTTCCCTCGCACATGAAAGGTCACACCAGTAGTTCCGACCGGGGTTGCCAGATCCATAACAACGCTCGTGTCTTTCTTGCCTATCTTCTTCGCCGTCCACTTTCCGTTTCCAACCTTATATTGAAAAGTCTGACCGTCATTATAATCCTTATCGCCAATCTTCCAAACGAAAGTGAATTTATTGCCAACACGGCTGATATCTAGTCCAGTTGGCTTTACTGTCTTTTTTTTTGCCATTAAGCCATCCTCACTTTCATCATCAGCTCATTGACCATTCGGTTTGCAAACAGTTCAGGATTTTCTGCACCGTCTACATTGATATTCCAGTTGTTCACAACATTGCTGCTGTTGCCAAGACCAGAACCGCCATCATCCAGTCTTGTAACCACTGAATCAGTGCCGAAATCAACGCCTCCAAGCCCTCCGGACAGTTCATCTTCCATTTCATCCATCGCACTGTTTACGGCCGGAATCATGTCCAGAATGCCGTATTGGATACCTGCGCCGATCATCTTACCGACCTGATCCCTGAATACCTTTGAAGGGGATTTGATCTTCAGAGCGTTTTTAGCCTTCGCCAGAAGATTTGAAGCCGCACTGGCCATCGCTGACAATGCTCCACTCAGACCGTTACGGATACCATTTGCAATACCTGACATAATTTCAGAGCCAACAGAAGCCCAGTTCGTGCTTGTGAACTTGCTTTTCATCTGGTTTATTCCGCTGACAATTGCGTTGACAGCCTTTGATATGGCAGATGTGATACCGGATGCAACACGTCCGATAATATCACGGCCTTTTGACTGGAAATCAGACAGCTTTTCAGTGATCTTGCCGACCACTTTTGCCATCCCAGATGCCATCGCGGATATTGCTGTTGATGCGCCCTGAGAAATACCGGAGCCAATCTTTCCCACGATCTCCATGCCTTTTGACAGGAAAGCAGGAAGCCTGGACACAAGATATATGATCAGTCTTGCTATAATACTTCCAATAGCTGTAAGAACCTGCGGAGCGGCTGAAATAAGACCGTTTGCCAGATTGGCTATGATTTCCGCGCCCTTACTCAGAATTTCTCCGAGCTTGCTTGTGATAGAGTCCAGAATTTCTTCCATCGTCATATCACCAGTTATGCCAAGCATTCCAAGAACGGACGTAAAGCCATCAATAAACGCCTGCAGAATCTGTGTGCCAAATCCTGCCCAGTCCATTGCCACAATTGCATCTATAATAGTTGGAATTGCCGCAATCAATGCCGTAATAATTGTAGGAAGTGCCTGAACCAATCCAAGAACAAGCGTCATTGCCGCACTGATCAAAGGCGGTAGTATAGTCTGTATAAGTCCCGGTAGCTTTTCCGCTATCATTGGAGCTAACCTGTCGATCAGCTGTGCAATTCCGGTCAAGGCATTTTCTACGACAGGCATAACATTTGTCATAACGGTTTCTGCAGATGATACGACATTATCAACCAACTGCCCAATATCCGCATCAGCATCGCCAAGGCCAGACAGAAGATTCGTCCATGCACCTCTGAGCATATTCAACGATCCTTCGACTGTTGACGCCGCTTCTCTAGCTGTCGTTCCGGCAATATTCTGTTTCTGCTGAACCAGATCAATAGCTGTTACGATATCAGAAAAGCTGTCAATGGACAAATCAGCTGCCTGACCAGTAGCTTTTGCGTACTCATTGGCATCTGAGATCAGACGTTCCATTTCTGATTTCGTGCCACCATAGCCCAATTTGAGGTTATCGAGCATGGTATAGTTCTGCTTCGCAAATCCCTGGAAAGCCCCCTGAATACTGCCAATGTCGCCGCCGAACGTATTGAAATTATCCGAGATTGCCCTCATGGCAACGTCCGTCTGTTCTGCGGCCTTCTGCGTATCACCGCCAAGAGAATTGATCAAAGCCGCTGAGAAAGAAGTTGCCGTCTCCATGTACTGGTTTGCGGACATTCCGGCTGTCTTATAAGCGTTTTTTGCATTGGAAAGCACGGTATTCTGTGCGTTCTCCAGTTTCTGCCATTCGCCCTTTGCATCATCTACAGACTTGCCAACACTTTTGGCATATTCCTCAACAGACATGCCCATGTTGCCGTATAGCTTTTGAACACCTCCTATGAGCTGTTCCTGTTCGGCAAACCCAGACACAGCCGCCTTTGTCATAAAACCGACAGCTGTTGCGGCTGCACCAAGAGCAACTGCGCCAACCTTTGCCGCGGTTGCAAGACCATTCTTTAAAAATTCGCCAAAGGATTTTCCGCTCTCTGATGCATTCTTCAGTTTGTCCTGGTACTGCGAATCATCGAGCGTCAGCGTTGCAAACAGATCAAATACATCCACAGCATCAACCCCCTTCCTCTAATTTTTTGAGTTTGCCTTTTATTCTGTTTTTTATCTCTTCCGGATCACTGTTTGTCACAGGACGGGTGTTGATCAGGTCATAATACCGTCGGTCAAGATTTCCGATTGCCTTCAGTGCATCAGATATATAAAAACGGTACATACGGGCATCATTATTCTTTTTAAATCGCGCCTGCATGTACCGCATAAAAGGCTTTATTCTGTTTCTGTTTCCTCGGTACTCTCCATAGCAGAGCCAAAAGCATTCCCGTCTAGCATCTGACCCTGCATAGAAAAAACCGTCTGGATATCCGGATCATTGAAGATTTCAAGCAATTTGATTGGAATAGCAAGAAGTGGCGGTTCATATGTGTCCGGATCCTCTTCGTCGAGCACGGCAAGCATCGTGATTACTGCCCGCTTGTGATTCTTGATGGCCTTTGAAACAGCTTTGATCGTGTGCCCAGACCGCGCCAATCCAACGACCTCATTATCTGTCATAAACTCTGTCGCAGGCTCCAAAATGTCCGCCAGTACGTCAAGTGCCTGTTCCCCTTTGATATCGGATAACCTTTTCATAAAACCTCCTGATTACTCACCATCGACACTGTAAAATTCCATCGGCACAGTGTCCTGATCGGTAATAGATACATGCCCTGTCAGTTCCAGGGACAGCTGCCCTTTGCCGTTCTTTGTGGTCTGCAGATTAAATCCGCCAGTAGAAAGTGCGTTCTGCAGGTCGATTGCCACCAAACCACCATCCGCACGATCACCCACCCACCAGATATGAGACTTGAAATCTGTCTGTTTCAAATTTCTACGGGGGATGATCTTCGTCTGGTCTGTAGAATCCACATCAGCCACGCCAAGAGCCAGTTTGATAACATCAACAGACACACCAAGAGCCGTTGTAGACAGCCGGCAGTCCCACCCGTCAAGGTGCTTGTACTCCATCATATTGTTCGGTACGTTATCAACATCCTCACCAAAATCAGAGAATGTCGGCGTACAAACAGCATTGATACCGCCCGTCGTAGCACAGATAATCGCAGAATCCGAAGGCTCTGTCGGCTGAGCAGGATTGAAAGTGTTCAGGAGAACACCGGCATCAAGCTGCAATTCATTAAATGCTTCCTGAGAAATCTTTGTAAACCTTCCCATTTCGTCACTCCTTAATCGTGTGTAAGAAATTCCGCTGAGATCGACAGCCGTATCCTTTTTATCAGCACATTCGGATCAGCAACCCTTTGTGCGAACAGACCGGCCTGATTCTTTTTGAAATAGATATACTGCGTGTCGCTTAAACGCTGTATATACCATCCATTCAGCCGCCTTGATATCTCATCAACCTTGTTGGAAACATCCACCCATGACGTGCCGTAATACCATACAGAAGCCGTCAAGGGGACTACATCTTCAAAGGAGCCGATTGACGCCTCATAGGTGATATATGGCAATTCAGCGTCCTCTGGGACGCTGTTCTCATCATAGGCAGGAATACCAAAGGAATTCCAAAAAGTGTCTAATCCCTGCCATTTATCCTTATCCATTGCGCAAATCCCACTCCTCTGCAGATACCTGCCGCATATCGAGTGTTGCACTGGCTGGCGTGTACTTATCATCGCCATCTGACGTTATACGGAATATCTTTCCGTCTCTTTCACGTCTGAACACGTCGTGATACTGCAGATTGAGTGCCCGAACTGTTGTAACTGTATATAACCCGGTCACACCCTGCTTTTCCGCCACTCTGGCCTGCATGGACGTATCCAGGACGATTGCCGCCTGAAATTCTGCGCCATCCTCCCAGATTGTGTCATACCCACCATAGCCATCTGCAACAGTTCGCTTATCAAGCATTCTGCAGGCTTCCATTGCTTCACTCAAAAGCGACATTTATACTTTCCTCCAAAGATTGAGACGGGACTCAAAAGCCGTCTGCCAAGTGCCAGGCTGACTACTGCCGTCACCGGAAGCAGACGCACCACCGCCAGATTTGCTGTACGAGTATCCGCCAAACGATTCTGAGTTAAACGGCGACATGGCCACGCTGTCAACGCCGCCATACTTTGCCTGCCACTCTTCGATATCAGCCGCAAGCTGTCTTACAACAGGGGGCACA